GTATCAATATTCCCCGTATTTTTAATCTGGTGCTCGTGGAGCCTGGCAAGAGTTTTGTTAGAGTTATCCAGTCAATTGGTCGTGGGATACGCAAAGCGGAAGACAAAGACTTCGTACAAATCTGGGATATCACGAGCACTTGCCGCTTCGCGAAGAGGCATCTGACCAAAAGGAAGGCCTACTACAAAGAGGCCCGCTATCCTTTCACGCACGAAAAACTAGAGTGGCAGGTTTGACAGATTCCGATAATCTGTTATAATCATAGCATGCGTATACTAACCTTAGACAACACTCCTTACGACCTCGATACTCTTCCGGAAGAGGTAGATGACATGCGGTTCGCGATACTTGACAACTCGGACCCAGCCAATCCCGACTATCACTACATCCCTTTAATCTTCCTTGAGAGTTTTACCAGCCCGGCCCTGGTCTTGCGCATCGGCGAAGACGAAATCCGTATGCCCGTAGACTGGCAGGTCCTGATTGGCGAACCCGATCTTGGTGATCTTGAAATGCTGCCGCTCACATCTATCAACGATCGCGGCTTCAAGGTGTTCCAGTTCAATCCTCTCACATCATTCCGTCCCAGCTATCTTGACATAGAGATTGTGGATGTGTATCATGAGCTCACGTGGTATGCGCCCAAGCTCAAAAATGGACAGATGCTGGCTGTGCCTATCAATGATTGGGAGCGACCAGACTGCGTGTATTTTGTCAAAGATATATCTCGCAATTGTGAAGTGGTAGACTACAACAAGGCTTGGTAGTGGACAAACTGACCATACAGAATGAAATGGCACAGTTCGATCGCAAGAACCGCGAATTCTACTGTGATCTCACAGACGAAGAGCGCAAGAAGTTCTCCAACTATCTCATGATACGCTGGGGATCTTCGGTACAGGGCTCGAGAGATTTGCAAGAGTTCTATGTGATAGCCACTAACGAGCGATTGAACAAACATTTCTTTGCCGTAAATCGACACCCGCAACTGCAGTGGCTTATGGCCACTACCGTTTCTCCTGGCATGGGCACACATCGACATCAATGGATCTCGCCCAAGAAAAAGGATGCAGGGTCAAGCGAAATTAAGAAGCAGCTGATGGAGCTGTATCCCAACATGAAGATGGCTGACATAGAAACTATGGCAGCCTTGACTACCAAGCAAGAGTTGAAGCAACGCCTACGTGAGCACGGCCAGTCCGATTGAACAACACGTTTGCCAATACTGCCAGAAAAGTTTCCGCAGAGAGACCAGCCTGGCCGTGCACCTGTGCGAGCCCAAGCGCCGCTATCAAGAGCGGGAGGAAGTGGGTGTGCAGCTAGGACTCCAGAGCTATCTCCGGTTCTATGAGACCACGCAAGGATCGGCACGACTCAAGACATTTGATGACTTTGCGACCAGCCCTTACTATCGGGCATTCGTCAAATTTGGTCGCCACTGTGTGTCAATCCGCGCGATCAACATTCCCCGGTTCATTGATTGGCTCTTGAAAAACAACAAAAAGATCGATCATTGGTGCAGAGATAGCATCTATTCAGAATATCTTCAGGAACATCTGCGTCAAGAAGATGCTACGGATGCTCTAGCTCGGGCTATGGAACAGGCTATAGCCTGGTCAGAAGAGACTGTCAATTTTGATAAAGACTACTTGCGATTTGGTAATTCAAACGCTATCTGCTATGCTATCACTACTGGTCGTCTGTCGCCATGGGTGTTGTACAATTGTGATTCTGGATCTGAATTCTTGTCCGGCCTCAATCAAGAACAGATTGCCATAATCTGGCCTTTTATCGACGCTGATTTTTGGCAATCAAAATTCTTAAAGTACGCTGCAGATGCTGAGTATGTCCGTCATTTGCTGAAAGAAGCCGGTTGGTGAAAAAAATAGTCATTGATTTCCAAGGTGGGGCGCATGGCAATTATCTTGAATATGTGTGCAATCGTTTTCTTGCTGGTGTTGCAGTAAATGATTTGCCTTTCAATCAGTATGGAGCGGCTCATAACAAAAACTACAAAACAAAAAAAATTTTTTATGCCGGACATTTTACGACATGGTCGCGAATGCACGACATAGATACCAATGATATCATAAGCATAAAGATCGTGCCGGATGATTTGCTTCCATTATCGGCTGTGAGTTTGTTACGTGCGGGAGACTATGGTTATGATAACCAATACTTAGAGATTGACACATATCATAAACTCAATAATAACAATTATAGATCAATGTTGGCAACTTTGTTAGAATCTTTTTTCCAGGATCAGATTGCGCATGGTTATCAAGAGATCAAAGATCCATCGTGGCCCGATGTATCTACTATTAAAGAATTCCAGAGCCTTCCTGATTGGATCATTGAAGAATGTAAAAATGTCCATAACTTCCAACCGTTAGTGCTTGATGCAGAGCACCCTGATTGTCCAAGATTCGTGCTGAGAGAGTTTTTTAAAATTGGTTTTAGGCGACCCTTAATGTCGGGATTCATGACATGGCAACAAAAGATGATATACGCTGGACATCATCGGGTGTTCCATTTTCCTTTTTCAATTTTTTATATGGAAACTGAATTCATCAAACAGATTGAAAACGTGGGAGAATTTTTTGGTCTCCATTTAAACGATGTTGCGGATCTAGAAAAAATACATCAGCAATTTCTAGTGAAACAAATCTACAAAGATCACAAAAAAAACACCGACCTTTTGATACAGAGGATAGTAAGCAACGAATCTTTTGATCTACCTGCACTAGATTTACTACAAGAATCATACATCGAAGCCTGGTTTGAGAACGTGTATAATAAACAATCAATCACAGGCATAAATCAATGGTTCCGCACCAGTCAAGAAATTTTAAACCACTTCTATGCCTAAATTGTCGGTCTATCAACATTGGGATCCATTGCGCTTGTGCATAGTGGGCAGAAGCTATCCTCCTGAATTTTATTCATGGATCACCGTTCCGCATGTGAGAAATTTGTTTGAACAAATCGCTATAGAAACAGAAGAAGACTATCAACAGTTGATCAATCTTTTAAAACAATTTGGGGTGGACATCCGTCGGCCGAGGCTGCCATCGGTAGAAATGATTCAAGGAAGATACATGCCTCCCCCAATGAATCCACGAGATCATATGATCATGATAGGAGATGTGTTTTACAAGGGTTATCAACTAGATGTATGTAAATTTTACCAGGATATCAAGGATCCTTGCTGGCCCGAAATACAGACCGAGGATGATTTTTGGAACCTGCCTTATACTATACTGCAAGAATGCAAGCAACTTCATTATCTTGACGCGTACATTCAGTTCTATAGTTCGTATGATCATATATTCGAAGAGATTGCCGCCAATGATAATCATGTGAAAAAATCTTTAGGAGACTTTTCAAATGGGGCCTACGTGACTCGTTTGGGCAAAGATTTGTATTTTGGTACCACAAGCTATGATTTAGATGTTGGTAAGTATCAACAATTGCTTGATCGAGAATTTCCAAACACTAGGAATCATATAGTGAACACTGGCGGCCATGCTGATGGTACTTTTTGTGCTGTGACACCGGGTCTGATTATCAGTCTTAACGATGTACCTACCTACACAAAAACCTTCCCAGATTGGGAGGTAGTGTATCTCTCAAATCAAAGTTGGCACGCAGTAACTCCTTTTCTGCATCTCAAAAGACAGAATCAGGGCCGTTGGTGGATTCCTGGTTTTGAATATGATCAGGCTGTTATTCAAACGGTGGAAACTTGGTTGCAGCACTGGACCGGATATGTTGAGGAAACAGTTTTTGATGTCAACATGTTGATCATTGATCCGAAAAATGTTGTAGTTTTCAACTATAATGATAAAGTTTTTGATGCTTTTTCTCGTTTTGGTATTACCGCTCATGTGATCAACTTTAGGCATAGATATTTCTGGGACGGTGGTCTACATTGTGTGACCACAGATTTAGATAGACAAGGATACATGCAAGACTATTTCCCACGGAGATCAAATGAGCGCTGACATCGATATCGACTGCGCCGATCGGCAACAGATACTGGATCTCATCCAGCATGTGCCGGCCAGGCAGATCACGGATGGACAGTCGCGGCGCCATAACTCGGGCGTGTATGTGACAGCCATACCCCGAGATCCCCTGCTAGATTGTGCGGCCATAGACTATGAGACTGCTGAAGCAAGAGGTTACTTCAAGATTGATTTCTTGAACATGACCGTGTATCAACTGGTGCGTGATCCCGAGCATTATGAATGGATCCTGTCACAACCCGTACCATGGGACAGGCTGTGGCAAGAACCTGGGTGGGCACAACAGTTGGTACATGTGGGCAATTACACCGATCTCCTAGCAGCTATGCGCCCGGACTCAATCCCCCGCATGGCCGCGTTCATCTCGATCATACGTCCAGGCAAGGCGCATCTCCAGCGAGAACCCTGGGATCGTGTGTTTGAATCGGTCTGGGATGGTGATGCCAGTCGTGGCTACACGTTCAAGAAAGCGCATGCCATCAGCTATGCCATGCTGGTGGCCTTGCACATGCGACTAATCCACTTTGCGGACCAGGGTGATTGATTTGCGTTTGCTTTTTTTGCGGGCCATAGCAGCCAGGCTGGTGGTGGGACCGTGTACGACCTGCAGCTCTTTGTTGTTGAACGTGCGCAGATAGGGACGGAACACCTCCCACTCCCTGCGCAGGAATATGTTGATCGGCACCAAATGATTGCTCTCCCACCACCACACGTTAGCTAGATCTAGATAGAGCCGTTTGAGCTGGCTGTCTTGCAAGGCTCCAAAATCGTAAATGGTAGTGATAGTGTCATCGGTGTTTTGCACTATTCCAATATATTCGTTGCCGGCGTGAATGACCAGGCTGATGAAGGGGTATTGTTGGCTTAGAGTTTTGAACAAATTTGTGCCCATAAATATTGCAGGAGATTCCTATGTATAGCACCCCCGCCTATTTATATCAGCAGATCCAGCAGGTTTTATTGGTAGACGTGTCGGGCGCTTATTTTAACGCGAGGTGGAACCCTGTGTATGCCAAGAGCCTAAAACTAAACCTGGGAGTGGACAATGTGATCCTGTTCCAGTTCCTAAATCAAGATCAGAAACCCGTGAACATCACTGGTGCCACCTTCACCTTCAGGATTATCAGCCAGAACGGCGAGGACCTGCTGTATGCAAAGGAGCTGGTCAGCCTGAGTAACCAGCTGGGCCGGGCTAAGGTCACTATCCCTGCGGCTGATACCCTGGCATTCCAAGCGCAGCCTGCCAGCTATAGCTTAGAGATATCGTCGGGCGTGCTGGACCAAGCTGTGTTGACTGATGACTATTGCGGAGCGCGCGGCGACATTGATATCGTAGACAGTGTTTTCCCGCGTTTCGTGGCCAGCCAAGAGCTCACGGTGCCCAGCCAAGCACCTGATAGCAATATCTATTACACTAGTACCATCGCCACGGAAGGCACGCGCCTGACCACTTTCCAGATTGATACCTTGGCTTTTACCGGGATCATCCAGGTCCAGGGCAGCCCCAACGCCAATGCGGAAACAGTAGATTGGTATGATATCGAGTTCGAAGATCTCGAAACACGCACCACGGTGGATGAGATAATCTACAGCTCCAGCACCCGGCGCACCGCTATCAATGTGGAGGGATTCCATCCTTATCTCCGTCTGAGCCTGCAAGTTTCAGACGGAGCAGTAGATGCCATCATGTATCGGTGACACCGGCTGTTGCAAATCCAAGCCATTCATAGTATAATAGTAGGATGCTCGACATCCAGACCTATCTTCCCGGCAAGCGCAAACGTACCAGTTCGGGTTGGATAAGTTTCAACGCACCCTGTTGCGTGCACAACGGTGAAAGCGCGGACCGGCGGCAGCGCGGTGGGATCAAGATCACGGATCAGGGCTGGAGCTACCACTGCTTCAACTGCCAGTTCACAGCTAGTTTCATCCTTGGCAGGAATCTCAGTTTCAAAGCACGCCGGCTGCTGGAATGGTTGTCGGTGCCCCGGGAAGAGATCGAACGCATTAATCTCGAAAGCCTCAAGCATCGCAACATACAGGGCATCCTGGAGGATCGTGAGAGGACCGCGCAAGTCCTGCAGGGCATAGAGTTTGAGGATCGCGACCTACCTCAGGAGTTCGCCATCATTGATAGGAACATGCCTGTGCACTGGCAGTATCTGCGAGATCGTTGCGTGCCCGAGGACTATCCCATCGGCATGATACATGGTGATGTGGATGACAAATTCAGTCGCAGGCAAGGCGTGATCATACCTTTTACCTATGATGGTCGCATCGTGGGACACACCTGTCGATATTTTGACGATCGCAATCCGCGATATATCCATGACATGCAGCCAGGATTCGTGTTCGGCACTGACCTACAGCACGCCAACTGGCTGCATGTCATAGTGGTAGAAGGTGTGTTCGATGCCCTGTCAATTGGAGGTCTAGCCGTACTACATGCCGAGATCAATGACCTACAAGCGCGCTTGATCCGCAGTCTCGGTCGGGAGATAACCGTGGTCCCAGATCAAGACGAGGCTGGCATGCGGTTGGTGGATCGTGCGGTCGAACTGAACTGGGCTGTGAGCATGCCTGCATGGCCCGCGGATGTGAAAGACGTGAATGATGCGGTAAAGAAGTTTGGAAAACTGGCCACTCTCATACATATATTCCAAGCTCGAGAGACCAGCAAAATCAAGATAGAATTACGGAGGCGGCAACTTGCTCAAAGACTACGGCATTGATGTGCAGCGACTGTTCTTGGAGATGATGCTCCAGGATGCGCAGAGCTACATCCGCGTGCAGAACATCTACAATCCAGAAAATTTTGATCGCAGCCTTAGACCAGCGGCTGAGTTCATAAAGACCCATTGTGACCAGCACAAGACCATGCCTGACCGCGCACAAGTGTCGGCCACTACCGGCACCAGATTGGAACACATAGCAGATCTCAACGAGGGACACTTTGACTGGTTCCTGGAAGAGTTTGAAGCGTTTACCCGCAGGCAAGAGCTCGAGCGTGCGATCCTGAAAAGTGCTGACCTGTTGGAGAAGGGCAACTTTGATCCCGTGGAGAAACTGATCAAGGACGCGGTACAGATCAGCCTGACCAAAGACATGGGCACAGACTATTTTGATGATCCGCGTGCGCGATTGCTAGCCCTCAAGAACAACAACGGACAGAACTCTACGGGCTGGCCGGCCTTGGACCGCTTGTTGTATGGTGGATTCAATCGAGGTGAGCTGCAGATCTTCGCAGGCGGATCTGGATCGGGCAAGAGCCTGTTCATGCAGAACTTGGCCGTGAACTGGGTGGAGGCAGGTTTGAGCGGCGTGTACATCACGCTAGAACTGTCAGAAGGCTTGTGCGCCATGCGCATAGATGGCATGCTGACCAATACTGCGCAGAAAGAGATTTTCCGCGATCTTGACACAGTGGAGATGAAGGTCAAGATGATGGGCAAAAAGTCGGGCAAGATGCGCATCAAATACATGCCCGCACAGTCGACGGTGAACGACATCCGTGCCTATCTCAAAGAGCTCCAGATACAGACTGGACTCAAAGCCGATTTCTTGTGTGTGGACTACTTGGACTTGCTCATGCCAGTGTCAGCCAAGGTAAGCCCCAATGACTTGTTTGTGAAAGACAAGTATGTGAGTGAAGAACTGCGCAACTTGGCCAAGGAACTGAACATCCTGTTTGTCACTGCAAGCCAGTTGAATCGCGCGGCAGTAGAAGAGATCGAGTTTGACCACAGCCATATCTCGGGAGGTATTTCAAAAATCAACACAGCAGACAACGTGTTTGGCATATTCACATCGCGAGCCATGCGCGAGCGTGGTCGCTATCAATTGCAGTTGATGAAAACACGCTCAAGCTCGGGGGTGGGACAGAAGGTAGAACTGGAGTTTGATATCGAGAGCTTGAGGATCCGAGATCTCGCGCAGGATGAGGGCTATCAAGAGTTCAAGAAGCGTGCTCCCAGCATCTATGAATCCATCAAAGCCAAGACCACTCTGGTCGAAGGCGAACCTAATGCTACCGTTGCTGATGAACCGGGCAAGATAACTGCTGAAATACAATCGAACAAGCTGAAACAATTATTGGGCCAGATCAAATCTACATGACGACTAAAGATATTTTTTGTCCTATGATTCATGGAGGACTTAACATAAATCTTAAGGCTCGAGACAACGAACTGATGTTCAATCAATGTTGTTTAAGTACCAATACCTTGAAAATGTCTCGCAATTCAGATGACTTATGGATGCACGAAAGTTTTAAACAGATAAGAAAAACCAATGAAGAAAATGTCTGGTTAAAAGAATGCTGGGAATGTGAAAGAGTGGAAAATGCCGGCTTAAAAAGTTTCCGGCAATCCATGATTGAAGGAATGGGAACCGCAAAAAATTTGTCAGGTCCCCAACGCATCGATATGCTGTTTGATCGTAGCTGTAACTTAGCCTGTAGGACCTGTGGGCCGGAAAGTAGCACCTTTTGGATCAAACATCTCAAAGATGCCGGATTATCAACATCGTTCGACATAGGATCAAGTAATAATCTTGACACCATTAAAAAAGTGCTAGCTGCCTTAGATCTAAGTAATCTTAAACAGATTCAATTTTGCGGCGGTGAAACTTTGATGGGAAATACCTATTGGGAAACTGCGAAGATGATCGCAGAATTGGTTCCTGACGCTCATGAACGAATCTTATTGGGTTTCCAGACCAATGGTACTCAACCAATCGAAGAAAAAAATTATCACATCATTGAAAAGTTTAAGTTGGTCAAGTTAATGATCAGCATTGACGGTACGCATGATCGATTCGAATATCTAAGATGGCCAGCAAGCTGGAATCAAGTGGTAGATAATATCTTCACTATCAGAGAAACTGTGCCATCAAATGTGATGTTTTACATCCAAGAATGTACCAGCAATCTAAATTTATATTATTTCGATGAGGTAAGAAGTTGGGTAAAGAGCAACTTCGATAGCAATCGATTTGGTGATAAAAATGACTATTCTACGCAGTTGGCCAAGCATGCCTATCTTAACGTCAATACCATCACGCAAGAATATGTCGACGCTATAGAAGGTACTGAAATGGTAGAATTTATCGCATCCAACTGGCAAGAAAATCCTGGAAAAATCAAGAGATTCATCTCAGAGACCGAACGATTTGATCTGATAAGAGGGCAGAACTGGAAAAAAACCTTTCCAGAAGTGGCTGATTTTTATCGTCGATATCTCAAACACGATTGAGATATTGATCGATAGCCACAGATTGTATGTCTTTCCTGGACACTTGTAAAAATTGACTTCCGTCTCGACTTTGACATTCGCCTTGACCTATCAGCACTGAACCCGACCCGTACTTTACAGGACGATCCACTATGAGATCCACATATTCACCTTCGCCCACTCCCAGCGTGATAAAGTGGATGTATCGTTTTTTATCTCTGCGGAACACCCGGCTGTTGGCCACGATACCAGCGAATTCAAACTTGTCTAAGTAGAGATTTCTCACACCCATGCCGGGCAGGAAGCCCGGTGAGTTCCAGCAACCGTGTTCCAGGAATGACGCTACAGGATCTTCCGTGATCCAATTGTCAAATCCTAGATCACGCAGGTCCCAGCCCGCACGCTTGGCTTCGTTCCGGTAGACCCAGCGTGCGTAGCTACCTTGACAGTGCTTGAGAGCTGCCCTCCAGAACTCTCTCGGGTTATGGGCTTTTTGATAGGCCAGGGCCCAGATCAAGCGTCCAAGGTTCACCGCATGTGCGCGGCACAGTCCAAATCCACTCAGGCTCTGCATCTCTTGATAGATGGCATAACGTTCGGGATGATCACCCAGGCGAGCCATGAACTCCATGACCTTTTCTTCATTGCGCTTGGCGAACGCCCGGCGATACATGTCGGCCTCATAGGCGTTGATTGATATCAGCCGCATGATCTTTTCTATGGCATCATCCTCACACACGATGGCTGATTCCTGGACCGATGTCTTGGTCCAGTCGTGGAAGAAACTAGCCTTCTTGCGACCTTCTACTGCGACCGGGCGCACCAGGGCCGTGGCGAACACACAATCTTCTACCGATGTTGGTCGTATGGCACGGAACAGCCGCCGCATGGCCGGGCTCTCGCCCTGGGTGACACCCAGCACATCACCGCGCTGGAGCAGATCGGCTGTGAGATCATCAGTCTTGGGATATTCGTGTATCATCCTGGTAGGATCAATCTCCATCAGCTGGCTGAGCCCACGGTTGGCCAGGATGTCGACCTTGAGATGCTCAAGATCCTCTACCTCGTTCTTGTCCAACAAGATGAGATTGTCTGCACGGAACAGGCTCTGTGGTAGCTTGCGATCAAACACGATCACACCCCCGCAGTGCTTGGATAGGCAGCGTTTCTTTCCTATCAACTTTTTCTCAATTCTCCCGGCTTCGTCCACATCCACACCTAGCTTGGCATAGTCGATGTCTCTCGGCAGTCGTCCTTTTGCGCCCAGTCGTTTGGCTGCTTCACGCCGGGCACTTTTTTCTTTGTACATCACATAGTTGGATATCCTGGCCGTGCGGCCAGGCCAGGCATCGAATATCCTCTGCATGGCCTGCTCTTGCTGATAGTGCGGAACATCTATGTCCACATCGGGAAGATCGTCACGGAAAGGATTAAGGAAACGGGCCAATGGAATGCGCCATTCTATGGGATCTACGTCAGTGATGCCCATAAGATAGCAGACCAAGCTGGAACCTGCGCTTCCCCGTGTCATGTGCGGTATGTCCGAGTTGAGGTCCAGCACCTGTCGGATCTTGAGGAAATATTCAGTGAATCGCTGCTGGATTATTATGCCAAATTCTTCTGCCAGGCGCTCTTGGTATTCTGCGCCTTCGGGGCAGGGCCTGCGGAATTCAGCCAATAGGGATTCGATCTGTTGTAATTCTGTCGCCATAATGTGTGCCTTTAAATATGCCTGTTGTGATATTTACGGCTTTTGACCGGGCACATCCAATAAATAACAAAAAGGGCAGGACCCATGCAGAAGAAGACCCGCAGCATACTGGAAGAACTTGATAGTATCTACTCCGAAAGATATCAGGAGCGGGATCGTCGCTACATCATCGAGAGCCGGGCTTCTAATGTGATCGCCAGTGCTGTGCGCCTGATCGAGCAGATCGAATCGGCCTATCCTCCAGAGCAGGCTGAAAATCTCGTGAGAAAACTGCTTAACGCTATCCGATCCAAAGATGCAGGTAAATTCACCAGGACTGTACGTCGTTCAGACTGATCAGTGGCATGATAGAATCCTCTCGTTTCAACAACCGTCTGGCCTGGTTTCTAGGCACCCAAGATGCTGGAGACTATTACGACCAATCCAATGGTGAGTACCTTGGGTCGTGGTCTAGGAGTCAGGCGAATTTCGTGGACAGTTCCAAATCTCAACAGAATCTGTTTGATCTTGACGCATGGAAAAATCGCGATGAAAAACCAAAGAAAAAATCAGATGGTCTGTTGTCAAAGATCGCACAAAACATCACCCAACTCTTGCCGGCCAAGCCCCTTTTCTCCGACCCACTCCAGCTACCTGGCGAGTATATCGCGTTCATCGGCGATAGTTTTTGCGCCGGAATAGATTATGAAAAAAATCAAAGTTTCATGCATCCCCAAAGTCCATGGTATAAACATCCCCGGTCGCTCTTTCCAGGACCGTGCTGGCCTAGCTTGGTAGCAGATGGTATGGGTCTCAATCTGGCACCCTACGGATTTGGTGGCCGATCCTGGTGGTACAGCTGGCAAATATTTTGGAATGATTGGCGCCATAGATTAAAGGACATCGCAGTGGCGGTATTTGTACATACCGAATGTAGGAGGATCAACCATGCGATAACCAACGACTTACCACTCGGCGTCCTGATCGATTCCAGTTTTTCATGGCCCAAAGAAAAAATCCAAGCAGTCAAATATTTCCGGGCTTACATTGAAGACGAAGATTTCCAGAGATGGAGCCAGAGGCAATTTTTCCATCACATAGCCGATGTCATGCCCGATGTAAAGATGATACATTATTTCTGTTTCAATCGCCCCAGTGAAAAAACTCTGGCAACGCTGCCTGGGATAAAATTTACCACTCCTTTGGTTTGCCTATCTGCAGCACAATATGAAATAGATACCACCCTCACTTATTTTCCCAGTGATTTTTTCATAGGACACAAACAGGCAAATCATTTTAGTGCTCACAATAATCAAGCCTTGGCATCAGTCACGCTGAATGCTATCAAAACACTGGATCCGGGTTCATATGCCATACCCTGGGATGATTTCCAGATGGCCAGGCCTGATATCATGGATACGATCTTGGCAAAATGGTTCAAGCACGAGATCTAACACTCACGGTCTATAAATACCCAATGCGACTAGATGAAGGCGGTAATGTATTCAAAGATGCTCAGGGCCGACCCAGGACCCAGCGCATCAATCTGCAGGACATAGAGCCCACCATAGATTGGCTGGAGCGTGTCACAGGCCTAGAACTGAAAACTATGGCCCTGGGATCGACGGGACTCAAACCCACGTCTGGAGATCTCGATCTCGCCGTGGATTCCACCCAGACAGACAAGGCAGAATTCGCGCAACGCCTGGCTGACTATGTGAGCCAGCACGGGCAGGATCCTGCCCAGTGGGTGAAAAAATCCGGTACCGCTGTGCATTTCCTCACGCCCATCCGTGGCCGCGCCGATACTGGTTTCGTGCAGACCGACTTTATGTTCATGCCCAAGCCCGACTTTTCAAAATTCATCCTGCGCCAGGATCCTGAATCAAAATACAAAGGTGCCACCCGCAACGTCTTGATCAACTCTATGGCCAAAAGCATGGGCTACAAATTGAATCAGTTGGATGGAATCGCTGATCGCGCGACCAATCGCTTGATAACAGACGACCCCGAACAGATAGCGCACCTGCTCTTGAATCCCCGGGCCACCAGCCATGACCTGGCGTCAGTTGAGCGTATCATGGCCGCTCTGGCACAAGATCCCAAACGAGAAGAGAAACTGGCCGACTTCCGTGCGCACATGGAGCGCGAAGGCACACCCATAGAAGAAAGCGTGAACCCCTATAGTGAATATACCGAAGTAAACTGGATGGCGCGATTGAGAGATCGTATCGTGAACCAAGGCATGGTGCCTATATTTGAAGCGGCCAGGATCGAGCACCCGGAAGACATGGTCCTGGATGCCGGCAGCCGTGGACTCAAAAGCGCGCTTGACGGTATCGTGGCAGCGGCCAGAGATCCCAAATCGACCACCGTGAAATGGGACGGGCGGCCCGCGATCATATTTGGACGCAAGCCCACGGGCGAATTCGTGCTCACAGACAAGGCCGGGTTTGGCGCCCGTGGCTATGATGGTCTGGCTACCAGCCCGGAACAGATCGAACAGATCATGCGTGCTCGAGGAGGAGAGCGAGGTGAGTTGGTCAATCTATATCGAACTCTATTTCCGGTCCTTCGCCGTGCCACTCCCGATGACTTCCGCGGATATGTGCAGGGCGATCTCCTGTTCACCCAGCAGCCGCAGGTGGTCGCGGGTGCCTACGAGTTCCAGCCCAACACGGTCAAATATCGTGTGCCCGTGGACAGCGAGCTGGGTCAGAAGATCGGCGCCAGCCAGATTGGCATAGTGGTGCATACCCAGCTGGCAGCGCCAGGTGCCGCCGGCCAAGCCATACGTGCAGCGGACCTCCAGCCTGTGCCGGGACTCTTGATACTTGATCCCAGCCTGCGAGAACCGCGTGATGTGAAACTGCGACCACAGGTCATCAAAGATGTTGAACGCATCATCACCCAGTATGGCCCGGCCATCGATCAGCTGTTCAATCCCGCGGAATTGCGTGCCCGTCGGATAACGGACTTTCCGCAACTGATCAAGCAGTACATGAACAGCCGCGTGCGGGCGCGCGACTACAGCAATCTCATTGGTGGATTTGGCGAATGGGTGCAGAGACAGGCTCCGGCCAAGGCGCCGCGCATATTTGAGTGGGCCACTGAGAACAAGCAGGCCGTGGCTGCTGTGTTCCAGGCCTTCCTCGACATCAGTTCGCTCAAGAATGACCTAGTGCGCCAGCTGGACAGCCAGGCACAGGATGTGCAGGCTTCCGTGAACGACGAGCCTGGGCACGAAGGTTACGTGGGGCAGGGCATGAAGTTCGTGGATAGGATGCGTTTTTCAGCCGCTAATTTCGCCCGAAACAATCCAGAATTAGCCTAGTCTATTGGGTTTTAGACCAATTTGGTAAATAAAGGTAGGCCCATTGAGGCCAAACACTAAGGAGAGTAACAAAATGGCAACAGTAACCAAAACATCCGGCGATTTTAAGCCAGTAATGAACCAGGACTCTGCGTCCTATACCTTTACCTCGATCAACGCAGTCACATCGGGCGCTTCGGTCAACGTACAAGGTCCCAAACTGGACTTCGGTACCATCACGTTCACAGGTGCAGCCACCCCCTCGGGCGCTGACATCCTCACAACGTTCGAGACCATCCAGCAGAAAGCCACAGTGGCCATCTATGAATTCACAGAAGTTGGTGCCAACACCGACACGCTGGCCGTGGCCATCTACCCCACCGGCGCTTGGGATTTCACCAACGGTGGTGATCTGGACGTGGCTCTCACAGCTGCACTGACATATAACGTCACCACAGCTGCCACAGCAACCTTCACGAACTAATCTGATTAGTATCGAGAACCCAACCCCGGAACTTTCCGGGGTTTTTTTATGGCCGTAAATATCGACATGCAACCCATATCACTCTGGCCAGTTTGGTTCTATGATTTCCAGTGGGAGGATCAAGACCAGCATCGGGCGGCCTTGAGCGCGCAATGCTACGCTCTCGAGCGCGAAAAGAATTTCAGCAACATAGCAGTCAACGCCAAAGGTGGTCTATACGAAAGTGATTTTAATTTCTTTAAAATCGATCATCCCAGCATTCAAACCTTGGCGGCATGGATACACGACTGTTTCTACCAAGCCGCGCAGCATGCCAATCAGCATCACTGGCGGCCTGCGGAAGAGATTGAAGTAGACATACACGAAAGCTGGTGCCACATCACACGGGATGGTGGCTTCCATGACATCCACGCCCACCCCGACAGCTCATGGTCGGCCATCTACTATGTCGACACGGGGGACATGCGTGGGGGCACTACCAATGGCGTGAACCGTTTCTACAATCCCAACCATTCCATGTACGTGGACCGCGGAACGGCCTGGATGCAGCATCAGACAAGCACAGACTTTTATGCCGACCCCGGCATGCTGATTATATTCCCCAGTTGGGTGCATCACAGTGCCCTGACCTATCGGGGCACGCGGGACCGCCTGGTCATAGCGGCCAACTGCAAAATCCGGGAACGCCGTGCATAAGATCCAATGCCGCACCTTGTTTGATATCACCCGGACCGACGTGCGGCATCAGTTCAATGCTGCGCAACTGCCCTTCCATGATGCGGCGGGACACCGGATCACCAATCATCGCGAATGGATGCTGGCGCGCAACCAACAGCGCAACTGGGAGACTGTGATCCAGATCCTGAGCCTGCGCACCCAACCCCAAGACATGACCTTGCCCGAGAGACTGGACGATTGGTGGCAGTTTGAATTTGCTATAGAAGATCCTTCAGCAGTGGCCTTGGGCGATCGGCCACTGGGCCTGCTGGAGCAGGATGCGGCCATGGTACCCATGCTGATAGGCCTGGCTGAAACAGTCACAGTCACGCCCATGCTCATGCCCGGCATCAACATCGTGTTCGCGGTAAATACACAGTCATGAGTGATACCACGGATATCGAGAAAAAGAGCCTGGAAGCGCACGTAGAACTGTGCGCCGAGCGCTATCGCTTCCTGGAAGAAAAGCTGGAGAACATGGAGGACAAGATCAACGGCATGAATGCCGTGATCCGGGAAATCCATGACGGTGTGATGGCTTTCGCAGAACGACGTAACAATCAAATCATGACCTTTGGCGTGGGACTGACAGCCACGCTACTGGGCATAATCGGATTCCTACTGACAACCTACGTATTGAAATGAGCCCACAAAAGGCCTTCCATCGCCTGCACGACATGGTCGCGCAGGACCTCGCTGCTCTCGCACCCAACACTATCATACCCGACGGACGTGGATATCTGGCCTTTGAGATCTACAGCATACAGCCCCAGAAGGACCTGTGGCACATCAGCAAACGCGGTGTCGCAGTGGGCATCATGACCAGCGCTAGAACCGCTGTCAGCTGGTGCGTGGCCGACAAATATCACCAGCATGCATTGAGCACAGATATCCAGAATCTTGACCAGCACAAACAGTATCTTGAAAATGACATACACATCAGGGAGACCCTGGTACGGGCGCGCCGCTTGCCCATAAGCACGGACGCAGCAGAAGCCAAGATTTCCAGCCGCAAACGCCGCCTGGAGCAGGTGGACGAACGATTGACCAAATGTGTAAATGTGGCTAAATACTGGCAACTTCGAGGATTCAACAATGAAACTGCACGAGCTGGGCGCTCAGCGTCCCACAGACCACATCGCTAAAACACTGGCCACTCACATGGGCCATTCTATCGATTTCGATAGGATCACAGAAGCCCAGGCCCGCAAAATGCTCACGCGCACGCAGGCCCTGCTACGCGAATGGCGTACTAGTGTCAGTCGCCACTACAGCGAGCGCAATCCCGACTATATCAAGCTGGTCATGGTCGAACAGGCCTTGAAACAGCGCATGAACGAGCAGATGACCGCTGCCACTCCAGGCATGTCGGTCGACCCAGCCAAGCAGGCCGCATTGGCCGCGGCCCAACAACAACAGAACAAACGCAACATCCAAGATCAGATCCGCACCAAACAGAAGGAGATCTCGGATCTCCAGCGGGCCATGAATAGCCCCGTGGCCATGGCTGAGGAATATGATATCAAGGATCAAATACGTGCCCTGCGCCGTGGAACGCAGATGAAATCGAGCAAGAAGAAAGACAAATACCTGAGCGAACCTATTGTTATCACGCCTAAGAGTCCTCCTCCATCTACCCCTGCTCCTACTTCTACTCCAGAATCGAGCAAGAAGAAAGACAAATACCTGAGCGAACCTATTGTTATCACGCCCAAGAGTCCTCCTCCATCTACCCCTGCTCCTACCTCTACACCGGAATCTAAAATAGAAGAAAAGTACATGGGCTTCAAGAAGACCGTGGCCGCCATCAAGAAAGGTGGAAGCGCACGAGATCCCGAAGCTGTTGCCGCCGCCAGCGGCCTCGAGAAATATGGTAAGAAGGCTTTCCAGAAGGCCGCGGCCGCTGGCAAGAAGATGGGTGAAAGCCGCCGTGGCCTGCGCGAAGGCAGCGAACTGCAGACCGCCCAGGTGGTCCTGGCCAGCCAGGACATGATCGACAGGATCCAAGGCATGATGGAAGACATCTCTGAGATGCAGTTCAAAGATCTACCTGCACTCACAGACTCTATCAAGAATGACATGGGCGTGGATCAAGCCAGCCAGTTCCAGAGCCAGGCTTCGGCTGCCCTGACCAATCTCCTGGCAGCTGTGCAGGCCGGCAAGACCGAACTGGAGTCAGCACAAGGCGTGCTGACAGGCCAGGCACCACAGGTGCCAGGCGCCGCACCCGCAGACGCTGGCGGCATGCCCGCAGCACCGGCTCCGGGTGGCGACATCGAAGCTGATCTCAGTTTGGACGCCAACATGCCCGCAACCGGTGAAGAGCCCGAAGATGAGGCTCCGGCCGCTACGCTGGGACGAGAGCGCAGATAATGCGCATCCGCGAAGTAGCGAACGATAGAGATCAAGAGAAACTGGCTGCCATCAGCCAGTTTTTACTCGGCCGTGCGCAAGACGAAGGTTCGACCAAGCGGGTGATGGATTTCCGTACCTTCGCCAATCTCGCCCAAGGTCAAGGCATCAGTCTCACTCCCGACAGTCTCAAGAGGATGATCCAGCAACCACCTCTCCGCAATCTCATCAATGACGTGGAAGGCAACGACCCCAACACCGCCCGCGTGATATTCCAGGGAGCCGAAAATACACCGCCCGAAATGTCAGTAGATCAGGCGCGGCAAACGGTAAATCAGATGGCCAAACGGGCACTGCCCTGATCTATCTCTGTTGTATTTTCAAACTCAAGCTGTTATAATACATATCCATGGCTGACCGCATATTCATCGATCGACTGGAGTTCTACATCACCAACGTATGCAACCTCACCTGTGACGGTTGCAATCGCTACAACAACTACCATTTCCGAGGCTGGCAGGCCTGGGATGACTATGCAGAAGATCTCGAACGCTGGGCCACCAAGATAGAGATACGTCATCCTGTGATCCTGGGCGGAGAGCCCTTGCTCAATCCCGATATCGTGAAATGGATCCAAGGTATCCATCGATTGTGGCCCGAGCATTCGGGAGTGCAGGTACAGAGCAATGGCACCAGGATCGATCGAGTGCGTGGTCTATAC